ATATTGATATGTTTAGAAAGCTCATGGATTCAATGAAATCCGGAAAGACGCCACAGTTTGTATTCCAGGGCGTACTCCAAGGGCTTAATGGATCTGAAGAACGGGTGGTTTACAGAGAAGCTATTCCTTCTGGCGATATTGATTTGCAGAACATTGCAAATGGGGATGTTATCAAACGTACATGGAATTTCTTTGTAAACGGGAAACCGGATCTTCAGAAGGAACTTACAATTTAATTGAAAATGCAATGAAGGGGGCGAAACGTCCCCTTTTTATTTTAGGAGGATGAACAATGGCAAGATTATCAAGTGTAGAAAACAAGGGACAAGAAGTTAGAGAAGAGAATTTTTCCGAGAAAGAAACCCAGGGACAACTCCTTACTGTTGAAAATGATTTTATCTCTGGAATGCTTGCGGCAGCTGCTTATAAGAACGATGAATTGAGGCAGATTAACATCACCCGTGACGGAAAACTGTATTTTTCGTTTAAAGTGCATGCACTTGGCGAGGAGGAGGCAAACAAATGCCGCAAAAAGTACACCAAGTATGTGCGTAACAAACAGATTGGTATCAAGTTTGCTGAGGAAACGGATACGGCGAAGTTCCGTAGCTCGCTTATTTATCACGCTACTGTCGAAGAAGACAGAATAAAGCTTTGGGACAATCAGCAGGTTTGGGAAGGACTGAGAAAGCAGGGAGTCCTTGTTGTTACTGCTCTCGATGTTATTGAGGCTGTACTTCTTGGTGGAGAGAAAGACCGTGTAATTGATGAGATTAACAAGCTTAGTGGATTTGACTCCGAAAATCTTGAGGAAGTTGAAAACAAGATGGAGGAAGCTGCAAAAAACTAATTTTGGCAGGAGGAAAAACAACCCTCTTGCATCAAATTTTTCAGCGGCTTGGTATAACCCCGGATGAAGTATATGCAAAGCCTGCTGGTGTGCGTGCGTTTATGTTCGCGTCAATGAGAGTACGTCTGGAAGATGACGAGAAAGGAGGAAGATCGGGTGGCGACTAAGGTTATAAAGATAGAGATTCCTATCGAAACAAAGGATAATACTGGACCGGTTGTAGATAGCATATCTGAAAAAATGGAAAACCTTGATTCGGCTGCGAAAAAGGCACAAAAGAGTATGGAAAATACTGTAAATAGTGCAAATAAAGCGGCGAAAGGTTTTGAAAATGCATCAAGACGTGTTTCTGGTTTTGAAAAATCCGTTGGAAGTGGCTTTGATAGTGCATCAAAGAAAGCGTCCGGCTTTGAAAAATCTGTAAATAAGACACAAAAATCGCTTCTTGCTATGATGAAAGAAAAGTATCAACTTCTGCTCGAGGCGAAAGACCGGATCACACCAACTGTAAAACAGGCCATAACTTATGTAAAAAGCCTGACAGGAAAGACGTGGAAGGTTACATTAAAAGCTGTTGATCTAGTAACATCCCCTGTGAGACGTGTATTTGGCCTATTGAAAAGCCCACTCGTGGCGGCTGGCGTTACAATCTCGGCAGGCGCCGGTATTGCTGATACGGTGCAGAC